TATCCACAGTGACTCGCTGAAGGTTGAGTGGCGATCTTTAGAGAAAGCACACAAACCAAGGCTTGTTTCTGGGTCACCATTTCACAAATCAATTGCTGGTCGTATGTTGTTCGGTTCTTTCAACGAATTCCTTTGCGACACCACTATCACCAATGAGACAATGGTTGGCTTTGATCCGTATCAGGGTGCAAATCAATTCGCTGAGGTGCTCAAGCAGTTCGGGACTTCAATCCCGAATGGTGCCTGTGCGGATTACAAGGGCTTTGATTCAGATCACACCCCGTTTTTCATTCGTGACCTTTGCGGGTCAATCATCAACAAGTGGTACGACGACGGACCAAACAATGCTCGCGCTCGTCTTGCCTACTTGGAAACAACTTGCAGTTCTTACCACATTCGTGGCCCCATTTTGGAAAGGTGGTCTGGCTCGATGCCCTCTGGCGATTACCTGACCACCCCATTGAATTGCTTGATCAACAAGATCCTGGTGAGGTTCGCTTGGTGGAATGTGAATGGTCGCATCCCCTCGTCAATCCCTCTATTCAGGAAGTATGTGTCTTTCCTCGATCTTGGGGATGACAACTGCTTTACTGTCGATCCAGCTTATGCACCGATTTTTCATGAGGCTTCGCTTCGTGACTCGGTTTCGCTACTCGGATACCACATCACGGCTGCCGACAAGGAGTCTGAAATGACAGATCAACTGAAACCTTTGGAAGAAGTTGAGATGTTGAAGAGGACTCTCCGGTATGAACCGGTTTTGGGCAGGTATGTTCTCATGCTTCGCCTGAAGGTGATTTTACAGATGCCATTGCGGACCAAACGCGACAAAGAATGGGAAGTCAGTTCTCAAAACCTTGAAAATGCTCTTTCCGAATTGTCCCTCCACCCACAATCCACGTGGGATGAGTGGGCTCCAAAGATGATCGAGTACTTTCGTGGTTACTATACTCCCCAATCCTCGTCTCGCAGGTATTATATGGATCGTTGTTTGTCTGAAGGTTTCTTCCGTGCTGAGTCTATCGACGAATGAATGGACATTGTCTTTTTCAGTAGACGTTAAAGAACTGATTAGGTCCATCTTCGAAGTCGAAAGACCGGCAAACGAGAGGATGACCTCAGCACAAGGCCCAAACCAACTTGCAACTACTTCGGACCAGCCAAAAGCTGGAATTACCACTTTCACCGATGACACTGTCGGAGTTATATCGGAACCAGTTGTACAGGTCCCGGTCGAACCAGCTGTGTCGAAACTTGCCCATATTGAAGGATCTCAGACCATTATTGATTTCCTTCAACGCCCAACAAGGATTGCGTCAGGAGGAC